CGAAGATATTCAACGTATAGCGGGGACTGAAAAGGGCAAGCAGCTGGACAAGGAAGCAGAAAAAGAAATGCGCAGAAGGCTCAGAAATGAGGGAACGAGAGCGGCAGCACGAGACATTAGGAACGAAAGAATACGTGCTGAAGCAGGGCGCTACAAAGCAGGTGGCGAGGCAAACAAAGGCGCTATCAACCAGCACAAGCGTATGGCTATGGGCAAGAAAATAACGGGTGGCGGTCGCTAAATGGCTACGTCGGGAACAACAGTTTTTAATTTAGAGATTGACGAACTAGTTGAGGAAGCGTTTGAGCGTTGTGGCATGCAAATGACCAACGGCAAACAACTCTCAACTGCTCGTCGTTCTTTAAATTTGATGTTCCTTGAATGGGCAAACCGTGGCTTAAATCTTTGGACTATTGAATTAGCTACGTACAGTTTAGTGCAAGGGGACACAGAAATCTCTTTGCCTACGAACACTGTAAATGTGTTGTCGGCAGTAATACGTTTAACTAATCAAACGCCAGCCACTGACATCATAATTGAGCGGATCGGTAGAGAACAGTACTTAGACATTCCGGATAAGACTACGCAGGCACAACCCGCGCAGTATTATGTGCAGAGAACAAATATACCAAAAGTATTTTTGTACCCTACGCCAAATCGTTCGTATCAATTGAGGTATTACTACATTCGTCGAATTGAAGATGCAGGTGCTTACACGAATACGACGGATATTAATTTTAGATTCTTGCCTTGTATAGCAGCAGGACTTTCGTACTACATATCGTTGAAGTATGCGCCAGAGCGTACTCAGGGCCTCAAGGCAATTTACGAGGAAGAGTTTGCTAGGGCTGCGGCAGAGGATAGGGACATTGCAAGCACCTATTTTGTGCCGGACCTAGGAGCGTGATGTGGGTGGATTTGCTAGTGGTAAGTACTCATACGGGTTGTGCGACTATTGCGGTCAGCGCTACCGATACAACGTACTTAAAAAGAACTGGCGAGGGTTTAAAGTTTGTCCGGATGATTATGAGCCGAAAGAGCCGCAGTTAGACCCACTGCATTATCGTGGAGATTCAATTGCCCTATTGCAGCCACGTCCTGACCGAATTGAGCCTGTAGTTGTTTTTGTTGGAGTGCCCGGAGATTCTGCGTTTCAGAGTATTGGAAGCGCCTCCTCAACGGTAAATCTTACAAACATGAATGCCTTTCCAGAGCAAACGGCTGTACTTGGTATAGGGACAGTGGGTAAAACAACCATACTAATAACATGACATACGACGAACTGGTCACTAATATTAGGAACTACACTGAGGTTGGAAGCAATGTCTTCACTGCCCCGGTAATAAACACGTTCATTACGATGGCCGAGAACCGTATTCTTCGCGACATTGATTTGGACGTGTTTAAGTTAGAGGTCACAGGTACGATGACTTCTAGCAATAGGTTTTTAACCACACCTAGCAATATTTTGACGCATCGTTATTTAATTCTGACAAGTGCAGCTAATGAGCAGTTGTTTTTAGATTTTCGTGATACGTCGTTTATGAAAGAGTTTTGGCCCAACGGTGCTACTACAGGAACGCCTAAGTACTATTCTGTTTGGGATCAGGACACGTTTTATGTAGCACCTACACCGAATGCAAATTTCTCAGTAGAGCTTGGATACATTTACCGACCAGCGCAGTTGTCGTCTACAAATACTACAACGTGGGTGAGTAATAATGCTCCTGAAGCGTTGCTTTATGCCTGTTTGATACAGGCGTATAGTTATACAAAAGGTCCTTTGGAAATGCTTCAGTACTTTGACAATTCGTACAAGCAATCTATACAAGGACTTGGAGTGGAGCAGCAAGGTCGTCGTCGTCGTGATGAATATCGTGATGGCATGCTTAGACAACGTCTTAAATCGGAGACACCGGGGCCATGATGGGAAATTCTGGAGGAGCTTTACTAGGCGAAATCAAGGCCGTGATGGTATCTGGAAGAGGGTTTACCCCAGAAGAAGTTGCCGAAATGGCGTTGGAAAAAATCGTATACATCGGAGAAAGTTCTCATCCAGCTATTCGTGATCAAGCGGAAGCGTTTAAGGACCATATTCGTGTGGTATTAGTGCGGTATATGAAACAAGCGGTTGCTTCTCATAACACCACACTGGCAAACAAGTTTCGCGATGCAGGGCATCCCGAGCTAATTAAACTTTTGGAGAATTAAAATGGCTATTAGCGTAACCACAGCAATGCCTACGTCCTTTAAGGTAGAAATCTTAAAGGCAGTACACAATTTCACGGCTTCCACTGGCAATACGTTTAAGATTGCTTTGATGAAAGCAACCGCTGCTGGCTCAGGAACGTATGGTGCAGCAACTACTAGCTACCTCAACTTGACCAGTAACTCGGACGAGGTTGCTAATGGTAGTGGTTACACCACTGGCGGCAATACACTTGTTTCAGTTACTCCTGTAGCGTCTAGCACCACAGCCGTATGTGACTTTGACAATACCACATGGTCTGCCGCTACGTTTACTAGTTGTGGCGCTATTATTTATAACGATTCAGCAACCGGTGATCCAGCCTGTGCTGTGTTGAGCTTTGGTGGTGATCAGCAGGTAAGTTCAGGAGACTTCCAGATTCAATTTCCTGCGCCTGTTGCGGCTACTGCAATCATCCGTATTGCTTAATAGGAAGAGAATGTGCCGAACCTCGTTAAAGCGTGGGGTGAAGGAGCATGGAATGATGCTACGTGGGGTGGAATCCCTGCTACCAACACGGTTGGCTGGGGTTCAGGCACATGGGGACAAAACGCTTGGGGCGGTATTGTTGAAGCAGTCATCCCCACAGGTGTTGAAGGAACGGGAAGTGTAGGAGATGTTTCATTTGTTGTTTCGGCTAATCCGGTAGGGGTTGTAGGAACAGGATCAATTGGTACAGTAGTTATACCGCAGCAGGTGGTACTAACACCTGATGGTGTACAGGGAACCGGAGCAATTGGCACCCCTACGTTCTTCTTTGGCTTGGTATTTGTGCCAACTGGCGTTTCGGGCACGGGCGCGGTAGGCGATACAACAGTAGCTTTATCGCCCACGGTTACGGTTACTGGGGTACAGGGCACAGGTTCAATAGGAACTGTATTTGTACCGATTAACGCTGTTGGTGTACAGGGAACAGGCAGTGTTGGCGATGTCATTCCAGTATTTGAGGAAATAGTTGTAGTAACGGGCGTAGAAGGTGTTTCTGCAGTTGGTGGAGTTGGAGTATCGGTTGGAGACTCAGTTCTTCCAGTGGGAATAGCCGCAATTGCCAGCATTGGCTCAATAGCGGTAAGTTATACTCACGTTGAAAATGCAGTTGGAGTCACAGGCACTGGGTCAGTAGGAGTAATTCTTATTCGTGGGTGGTCTGTGGTCGATGATTACCAAGACCCTAATTGGGTCCAGATTAATGTGGCATAAGGAAAAACCATGGCAAGTACATTCAGCCCTCTTAAAATTGAATTAATCACCACGGGTGAGCAGTCAGGCACGTGGGGTATTACTACCAATACCAATTTAGGCACAGCAATTGAAGAAGCGATTACAGGCACTGCTGATGTTGCATTTTCTAGTGCTGATGTCACCCTAACGCTTACCGATACAAATGCCACTCAAACAGCGCGTAATTTGCGCTTAAATTTGACAGGTACATCGGGCGGCGCAAGAAATTTAATTGTTCCTGCCATTGAGAAACAATACATTGTAAATAATGGTCTGGCAGATGCGGTAACGGTTAAGAACGCATCAGGCACAGGCGTAGCTGTTCCGGCTGGCAAAACAATGCTGGTGTTTAACAATGCGACAAACGTCGTTGATGTAACAACGTATTTATCTTCTTTGACGCTAGGTACTGCATTGCCAGTAGCATCTGGCGGCAGTGGTGCAGCAACCTTGACGGGCGTTTTAAAAGGTAACGGCACATCAGCTTTTACTGCGGCTACCGCTGGTACAGACTTTGTGGCTCCCGGCGGTGCATTAGGCACTCCAAGCTCAGGCACGTTGACTAATACTACTGGATTGCCTTTAACTACGGGTGTCACAGGTACATTGCCAATCGCTAATGGCGGCACAAACTCAACAACAACTCCAGTTGCTGGCGCTGTGCCTTACGGAACTGGCACTGCGTATGCGTTTACTGCCGCTGGTACTGCGGGTCAAGTGTTAACAAGTAATGGTGCTGGAGCGCCTACATGGTCTGCGGCATCGGGTGGTATTTCAACAGGTAAGGCCATTGCGATGGCGATGATTTTTGGATTCTAAGGAGCTTTAAATGGCAAACCCTAATATTGTTAGCGTAGTAAGCATTTACGGAAACGTAGGCTACGTTATTCCTTCGGTGGCAGCTACTGCCACTACTTCGTGGACGTATGACGGCACGACTGCTCTTACTGGTTTAAAGCCAGCTACAGGTACAGTTAACCGTATTACGTCTATAACAGCGTCGAATACGACATCTAGTGCTGTGACTGCAACGATTGCTATTGGCAACAATGGTACGTTCGGTTCAGCCACTGTAGTTACGTATCCTGCGTATCAGATTTCAGTGCCGCCAAACGCGACGCTAATTATCATTGACAAGACTAACTCGGTGTACGTCACTGAGAATCAGTCTGTTGCTGCTTATTCTGGTACTGCGAGTGCGCTGACATTCACAGCGACGTTTGAACAGATCACCTCGTAAGGTCTAACATGGGACTTCGTTATCCCGGTGGTTATGTCACGGCGACGTTTAATCCGCTTGCCTACACTACGGCTGCGTCTAACCTGCTAGTTGTTGCTGGGGGCGGCGGGGGTGGCTATATAGGCGGCGGTGGCGGTGCGGGTGGAGCGCAGCTTGCTTCATTTGGTTATGTAATAGGCACAACGTACAGCGTTACTATTGGTGCTGGTGGTGCGGGGGGAACTTCTGGAGCGAGGGGTACAACAGGCTCTAATTCAGTTTTTACTGGCGTTACTTCTACTGGCGGTGGTGGCGGCGGGACGAATACTGGCGATAACTCCATCGCAGCAGGTCTATCTGGGGGTTCGGGCGGGGGCGGTGCATCGGTAGGTGGTGGCACTCCAAGCGGAGCTTCTGGGACATCAGGTCAAGGAAATAGCGGCGGCTCAGGAAACATATCTAGCCCTTATCCTGCGGGTGGCGGCGGCGGAGCAGGTTCTGCTGGGGGTGTTGGATCAGGCAGTGTATCTGGCAACGGCGGCAACGGC